GGGGGGAGGACTTGCCGGGCAGGTTTTTGAGGCGCGGGCGCAGAGTGCGGAGCTGACGAGAAAACTGGCGCTCATTCTGAGCCTGCTCTGACGCTGGCTGCGTCAAGGAGGAGGAGCGGAGCGGATGGTCACGATCCGGTATGTGTTCCAATGTGATGTTTGTAGGCGCGAGATCGCCGACGAGCAGGCGTGCTCGATCGTTTGGGGCATCAACTGGCAACGACCGTCTCTCCCTGTCGGCTGGAAGGTATTAATGTCCGAGTGCGTTGTCGGCGGTAAACTCATCTGCGATCAGCATGTGTGTGAAATCGTCGATGTCGGTGTTATGAAGTCGGCGATGTCTGGTTGAAAAGTGGGACTATGAGGCCACCTGCTAACAGGTCAAAAACAGGTCAAACGGGCCGGGAAGCGACCATGTTCAAGTCTGGGCGATCCGGGAATCCGTCTGGCCGGCCAAAGAAGACGCAGGAGGAATGCGACCTAGAGGCCGCATGTAAAGCGCGAACATCCGCCGCCCTGGGGGTGATCGAGTCTCTCATGCTCAGTGCCGATAAGGATAGCGTGCGCCTTGCTGCCGCCACGTTTATCATCGAGCGGGCATACGGGAAGGCGGTGCAGCGGAATGAGCATACGGGCACGAACGGCGATCCGATTCAGCACAGCCTGGAGGTAGTCTACAAGTGACGGCGGTGGTTGAGCGCAAGACGATCGTGGAGTTGCCGAAGAAATTGCGGTTTCTCCGGGACGCGCACCGCTACAAGGTCGTGCATGGTGGCCGTGGCTCCGCCAAGAGCTGGACGTTTGCGCGGCAACTCCTAGTGCTGGGCACGGAGAAGCCGCTCCGTATTCTGTGCGCCCGTGAAGTGCAGGAGTCAATCAAGGAATCGGTCCACAAGCTGCTCTCCGATCAGATCAAGGACTTGGACCTCTCTGACTTCTATGCGGTCTACAACCATGCGATCCTCGGTAAGAACGGGACGGAGTTTGCCTTCACCGGCCTTCTGGAGCACACCGTTACCTCAATCAAGTCGTATGAAGGGGTCGATATCTGCTGGATCGAGGAAGCCCAAACTGTCTCCGGGGAGTCGTGGAATATCCTGGTCCCCACGATCCGCAAGGAACACAGCGAAATCTGGATCAGTTTCAACCCGGAACTGGACACCGATGAGGTCTATCTTCGGTTCGTCGTGAAGCCGCCGCCGGACGCGGTGGTGGTGGAAATGAACTGGCGCGATAATCCGTGGTTCAATGCCGTGCTGGAGGGTGAGCGAGTACACGCGAAAGCCACGCTCGACGAGGACGAATATAACAATATCTGGGAAGGACAGACGCGCAGCGCGGTTGCCGGCGCGATCTACGCGCAACAGATTCTCGCCCTGTCTCAGCGGGGCCGTATTACGCAGGTCCCCTACGAACCACGCCTACAGGTACATGCGGTGTTTGACTTGGGCTGGAACATGGTCTGCGGGTTGTGGCAACGCGGCCCGGGCGGGGCCTTGCGCGGGATCGGCTATATCGAGGAGCGGGACAAAACGATTGACTGGTTTGCGGCCACGCTCAAAGATATGCGGCTGAATTGGGGGGCCGTCTGGCTGCCGGCGGACGGGTTTGTCCAGAACTATCAGCATCCGACGGGGAAAAGCGCGGAGGAGATTTTCAGGGCCGCTGGGTTTACGGTGCAGGCCATCCCGAAGCTGCCCACGGTCGAGGCGGGGATCAAGGCCGCGAAGATGATGTTCGGGCAGACGTATCTGGATGCTGACGCGATGGCCGCGTTCATCGAGCACGTCAAGCGATACCGGCGCCACGTGAGCAAAGCCGGGGTCATCGGAGATCCCTTACACGATGAGCACTCGCACGCGGCAGATATGTTTCGCTACACCGCCCAGGCGGCGGAGTCCATGACGAATGAGATTGACCCTCGGCCAGTCCACGTGCCCGCCTACGAGCCGTTCGATTCGGCGACGGGGGTGCTGGGGTAATAAGGAGACGTTATGGAGCCAACCATCCAAGTAGGAGAGCCACTTAATACCACCAGCAGCCAGGTGGTCCGCTATGGGGCTGGGGCACTTCTCGGCATTTTTGTGGCCTCGGCGTCCGCGACGCCAACGATCAAGCTCTGGGACAATACCGCCGCCTCGGGGACGGTCCTGGTGAATACGTTTACGCCAGTCGCCGCCACGTGGTATTTCATCCCGGTGCAGTTCAAGACCGGACTCTATATCACGATCGGCGGCACGGTGGATTGTACGCTGGTCTTGGCGCCGACGGGAGCGATTTAATTGATGAAGCGGTCCATACGAAACGAGACCATTCTTGCGGTCACGATCCTGCTTCTGGTGGGGATGCTGGTAGTTGCTCGTTTGGAGGCCCAAGAGGCTCCTCCTGTCGATCCCCTTACCCAATGCCGGGCCTATCTGGAGCTGCTCGTGAAGGACCGGGCGAACGCACAAACCGAGGCGGCCTACTTTGCGGCGCGGGTGCAGGCACTCCTGGAAGCCAATAGGGTGCTGGAGGCCAAGGTGAAGAAACTTGAGGCCGGGGCACAATGAGCTGGAATGAGCATGTTCTCGATCCTGTCACGGGTAGCAGGGTGAGCCTGGCGGCATTTCGCCGGTTCACGGACGCTGTGCCGCGGCTGCTCTGGCTCCGAGGACCGAGACCAGCGCGGGTTGCTGACTCTCGTGCGCGAGAGCGAGCGCGGTGTGTGGTCATGGCATACCTGGTGGGCATGGCCACCGCGGAAATCGGTCCTCTCTTTGATGTGAGCCAGCAACGAGTCAGTCAAATTCTCCATCGGGAATTACGCCGGCAGTGTGAGTGGGCTCAACGATGGATGGTGAGGCCCGCATGAGGACCCGCCGGTTCACCGCTGCCTTCACGGGGCAGTTGTCGGTCGTGGAGGGTCTCAACGTGCCTCGGTTGCGGGTCGAGCGGGGGCATGAGTATCTGTTGGAGATTGCGGACAGCGGACAGGGGCGGCTGACCGACTTAACGCTGACCGCCCAGGAGCGTGCCACGGGTATGGAGCCACTGGATGCGGGAGCGGGAGCCGTACCACACAGTTGACGAAGTGGTTGAGATGATCCGTGCGCTCTACAAGGCCAAGGATGTTTTTGGGCCGATCGAGCTGATGTTTCAAAACTCGAAGGTTGTCTATATCCGCGATGGTCGCGGATATCCACCAGGGAAGCACCTCCCGGTGAATCTAACATAGCCCTCCGATAGGGAGCGCGGGAAGCACCTGAGCCCTATCGAGCCGGTCATTGACCGGTTCGGTAGGGCTTTTTCTTTTTCTCAAGGAGGTGCCCAATGCCGCGGACAGACATGAATCCCCTCTTCGTCTCTCCCTACCTGACGATCCTCTGCGACAAGACCGGCCGCCCCCGTGGCGTCCAGGACCACACCGGCAAGCGCGACACGATCTGGCTGGAAGACTCCATGCTGGAGCAAAAGTCGGGGACGCCCCGGTATGTGGACTTCCGCAGCGCGTCAGACGGCGGAAAAGGGTCGGCCAGCAACGACGGCCTGAGCCCGGAAACTCCCCTGCTGACGATGTCCGCCGCCATCACGGCGGCTCAGAACTACGACTCGATCGGGTTTGTCGGACGGTGTACGGAATCGGGCCTAACCTTGAACAAGGTGGGCGTCCACATCTACGGCATGGGCCAGCACTACGGGACCCAGTGCATCTGGAATCCCAGCTCCGATGCCATTGCCATCACGCTCCAGGCCAAGGGGTGCATATTCTCCAACTTCAAGGCGGAGGCGGGGGAGACCAAGGCGTTCATCAAGGCGCATCGTACCTCCGGGGCCGTCAACCCGGCCGATCTCTGGCTTGTGAACATCGAGGGCAACACCGGCAAGTACCTCCTGGACGCCAGCGATATCGACAATGTGTGCGTGATCAATGTGTTCGCGCACGACATGGACACCCCGATCCGGTGCGTCAACGGGGATCCGAAGCGGTGGATGCTGGCCGGCTGCCGGTTCTTCAACAACGACAACCATGTGGTTGCCCGGCTGAACGACAGCGAGGTGGTGGGCTGCCGGTTCCAAGCTCAAGGCGGGAGCAAGACCGCGACCGTCAAGCTGGACCTCCGCAACGGGACGACTGGCCGCAACCTCGTACATCAATGCTTCGTCGGTGGCACGTTCTCGAACGCCGGCGGGTACTACGCGGGCAGCAACGATGAGTGGGTTAACAACTGGAACGTGGGCGGGCTGCGACATGGAAACCCGGCGTAGCCGGAGCAGGTTCATCGGGTTGTGTCTGGCGGGCGCACTCCTCGCGGGGTGCGCCTTGCCGCACACGCGGGTCTATATCCCGGACCCGTCGCTCAAGTCTGACACGACGCTCGGCTATCAGACCGAGCAGAACCGCCACGACATTCGGCTCTATCCGGGCGAGCCCGTCCTGGTCGAGATGTGGGTGGAAGAGGCGTTTCCCTTTGGGCAACTCCGCCACAGCAAATGGATGACGGGACCCTACCCCTTTACGTCGGATGTCTGGTTTCCGGGCGGGATCCCCAGGCGCAAGGGAGAGTCGTTCGGGGTGCAGATGTACGAGGGGGTGAAGGTCGAGGGCGGGAAGTATAAGGAATTTCGCCGCAACGGCTGGTCCTGGACCCCGCTGGAGTTTCACGCCAAGAGCCTGTGTGAGCTGCGCGGGATCGAGGACTGCTGGCCGAGCGAGCAACATGGCGTGCGGGGCAAGAGCGATTTAGAGCCCGGCGCGGTCTGCCCGGTTGAGAACATGGCGGGATGCTGATTCGAGGGCTGCGGGGGGTTGCGAGAGGTACACCGGAAAGGAGAGTAGCGATGACGTGCAACGCGATGGTGCTGAGACGTTCCTGGCCGGCGTGCTCCTGGTCACACTGAGCGGGTGCGCCGCGTTTCAGCGCGACAAGCTGGAGATGCTGCAAGACAAGATCGAGCTGGCGGTGGGGGCCTTGGGCGCCGGGGAGTGGAAAGTGACCGGGATCATCTCGAAGGACGGCGCCACCTACGGGTCAGCCGAGATTTCGTGGACCTGCCGGAAGGGCAGCGACGGCAAGTTGGCGGGGTGCTCTGAGCCGGTGGTGGCCTTCAAGCCGGTGCAGTAGGGAGCCAGATGGACCTGAGCTTCGAATTGCCGGACGCGGTTAAGCGGCTGCTTCGGCCAGTCGCCGAACGGGAGGAGTCCGTCAAGCGAAGGCTGGAGGCGTTTGGGCGGGCCATCGCCGACAAGCGGAAGGAGGCGATCGCACATCGGCGGGGCTGCGGGATTGAGGATGTGTGGGAGGTCTGCCGGGACGCCTACATCGGCCGCGACGAGGCGAATCAGGGCGCCTTTGGCGCGAACAAATGGGTCAAGCCGATGACGAAGGACGGGCCGGTCGTGGCCGATCAGCCAGGCCAGTCGGCGCACCGTCGGTCCACGGTCTTTCCGCCGCTGACCTCGCGGTATGTCGATGCCGGTGCGGCCAAGGTCAGCGAGAGCATTATTTCGCCAGATGACAAGTCGTTCAGTTTTTCGCCGACCCCGATCCCGGACTTGGCGAAAGGGCAGGACGATCTGACGCCCGTGGAATCCCGAAGTGTGCCCGGCATGTTCCTGGACCGAGCCGCCACACCAGAGGAAACCAGACAAATGACTGGACTGGCGGCTGGCCAAGCCCCGGAGCCCCAACCGGAGACGTGGCCGCCCCGCGTGCCCCTGACGACCAAGGACCTGGTCGAAGAGGCGTACCGGCTGGCGGAGGAGAAGGCGAAGAAGGCGGAGCGACGCATCGAGGACTGGCTCGTCGAGTGCGGCTACCGCAAGGAAGCCCGGCGGGTCATCCGCGACATGGCCACGTATGGAGTCGGCGTGCTCAAGGGCCCGTTTGCCTCGCGGGTCAGAGGGCAGTCGGTGTCTGTGCTCAAGGGGCAGAACGGGGCGAAAGACCGCATCATGTATCAGCTCTCCGAGAGGGTGCAGCCGGCGGTTCGGCGGATCAAGCCGTGGGATCTCTACCCGGACCCCGCGTGCGGGGAGAACATCCACGATGGCGACTACATCTTCGAGGTGGACCGGTTCTCGCCCAAGCAGGTCCGCGCCCTCAAGAAGCGCAAGGGCTACCACCAGGACTTGATTGACCTGGTGCTGGCGCAGGGCCCGCAGTACGCAACCACGGACACCTATGCCAACAAGGACATCCAACAGGATGAACGCCACCGCTTCGAGGTCTGGTATTTCCACGGGACGATCACCCGCGACGAGCTAGAGCTGATGAATCCCGAGGCGCTGGTGGGTATCCCGGAGGAGCAAGCGGATGTCTATGCCGTGGTCACGCTCATTAACGACACGGCGGTCTACGCCTCCGTGAACATGCTGGACTCCGGCCGGTTCCCCTACCAGGCGATCCCGTGGTTGGAGCGAGACGACTACTGGGCGGGGATCGGGGTGGGTGAGCAGATGATCGCGGCGCAGAAGATCATCAAGGCTGCCGTGCGGGCGATGCTCAACAATGCGGGCGCAGGTACGCAGATTGTCGTCAACCGGGAGCTGGTGGACCCCGCCGACAAAGAGTGGCTGCTCTACGCCCAAAAAATCTGGCTGGCGAAGCAGGGCACCGCCGACGTCACCAAAGCGTTCGGCGCGTTTACCGTGCCTAACGATACCGCCCAGATGCTCAAGATCATCGAGTTCGCCTTCCGGCTGGCGGAGGAATCGACGAGTATTCCGCTCATCACGCAAGGGCAATCCGGCCCGACGACCCCGAACACCTTCGGCGCCACGCAAATTCAGAACAACAACGCCAACCAGCTCCTCCGAGCCATCGCCAACAACTATGACGATTTCGGGACGGAGCCGCTGATCAGGAGTTTGTATGAGTGGCTGATGCTCGACCCGGACGTACCGGACGACGAGAAGGGCGACTTCCAGATCAATGCCCACGGGTCCTCGGCTCTGGTCGAGCGGGTCATTCAGGACCAGACGATCCAGGGCATGAGCGAGCTGGTCTCGAAGGCGGCGCCCGTGTTCGGGATCGATCCTAAGCGATGGATAGAACAGGTGCTCAGGTCGAAGCATCTAAATCCCAAGGACTTCCAGTACAGCGAGGAGGAGCAGAAGAAGCTCGAAGAGACGCCGCCGCCGCCCCCGCCACAGGTCCAAGCCGCCCTAATCAGGGCCGAAGCCGACGCCAAGAATCGGCAGCTCGATCGAGACTTTGACCTGCAAGTGGCTCGGCTGGATGCACAGATGGAGGAACGCCGGCTGCAACTCGACGAGGCCTTGGCTAGGATCGACACCGACCGGGATACCGCCTACGTCCAGGCAGAGACCGAGCGCACCCGGAATGAGCATACGGCCCGCATGAAGGAACTGGAAGAGCGGTTTAACCTCGCCGTCCTCGACTACAGCAACCGGCGCGGAATCGCCCAAGACAAAGTCAAGGCGGACCTGGCGCAGACGGTGATGAAGCTCAGGACCCAAAAGGACCTGGCAGGGGTACGGACCCCAACGGCCGCGCCACAGGTAGCGACTCCGCCGACGGAGCCGCCCGGACGCGCCCCGAACGGGCAGGCGTTTCAGAAATGACGACCTTACTCCTTAGCCGCGACGAGCGCAGCGAGCCGCTATGGAAGCGGATACGGGAGCATTACGAGACACGACTCACGGAACTCCGCGCCCAAAACGATGGCCGGATGTCCGAGGCTGAGCGGAATGAACTGCTTGGCCGGATTGCAGAAGTGAAGTGTGCCCTGGCCTTTGACCAGGACGCGCCGATCGTCGAACCGCCGCCCGGAGAGGACGGCTAGACCCACACGCTGACCACACGGCCAGCGATAAGGAGGAGCCCATGCCAGAAGCAGGAGCGGTATTAGACCAGGCCGTGGTGCCGCCAGTGGATGAGGTGAAGGTAGAGGCCGACGCCCTCAATGCGGCGTATACCGACGATGCTCCCGGTAAGCCGACGACCACGCCGGCTCAGACGGAAGCGCCTACACCCGCACCCACACAGGCCAAGGCCACGGAACCGGTGAAGGCGGAACCTGCACCCAAGCCAGACCAGCCGAAGCAGGACGCTCAAAAGGAACACGCAGAACCGGCGACGATCACCAAGGATCAACTCGACAAGCTCATGGCGACCGCGGGCGAAGTGGACGGGCTCAAGGCCGCGATGAAGCAGAAGTTCGACGAGACCTTTGGCCGGCTGGGCAGCGTGCAGGACACCATCAAGAAGATCCAGGCGGAAACGCCGGCTGGGCAAGGAGTGACCCTGACACGGGATGATTTCCCCACACTGGTCAAGGAGTTTGGGCCAGAGTTGGCGGATAGCATTCTGGAGGGGCTGAACAAGAAACTCGGGCAGGCAAAGGTCGCCGGGACGGCAACCGCCACGGAACCGAAGCCAGCCGAGAGTCCGGCAACCACCAAGCCAGGGTCGGTTCGATCGGAGGCCGCCGATGAAATGTCGGCACTCCGCGAGGACTGGGGGCAGATCATCGGCCTCAGCGGTCCAAACGGGGAGCCTCCGCCCAATACGCCGTTCCGACAATGGCTGGCCACGCAACCGGAAGCATACCGGCAGAAGATTGAGAGCACCGAATCGCCGCTGATTCTCAACGCGGCGATCACTAAATTCGAGAAAGCCACAGCCGTTCCACCGGAGGTCAAACCTAACAAGACCGAGCCGGATCGGCGGGCCAGGAAGGAAGCAGCGGTGCAACCGAAGGGGGCTGGCGGCAGTATGCCGACTGCCCCAACAGGACAAGATGGATTCGAGGAGGGATACAGGGACGCCTGATCCTCCACTGACAAAGGAGCCTCACAATGTCCATGCAACTCTTTGACGGGAATGCGGCCCGGATCGGCAAGTTCAAGGGCCGTATTCTCAAACACGCAGAACCCCGGGAAGTGCTCTCGAAGCACGGGCGGACAGAGAAATTCCCGAAGAACAACAGCAAGACCTACGTGGCGCGGCGGTTCCTGCCCTACGGGGCCACCACGTCCACCGCGAGCACGCAAAACCGGTTCTCCCAGCAGATCGACGGGACCGGTGATCGGTCAGCGACCGTCGTGCAGGCGCATCAGGTGGCCGAAGGGGTGACGCCCACCCCGGAAGGCCTTACCCCGGTGGATGTGACCGTGGTAATGCAGCAGTACGCCTGCCTCTTCGGCTACACGGATGTGGCCTCGGATTTCTACGAGGACAACTATCCCAAGGAGATGACGAAGCAGACGGGCGAGCGGGTGACGCTCGTCAACGAGCTGATCATCTACGGAGAGCTGAAGGCCTGCACGAACACCTTCTACGGTGGGACCGGCACGTCCATCGCGACGGTGAACGGGGGGCTGACGCTCAACCTGATCCAGCGCATCGTGCGGAACCTGCAAGCCAACCACGCGATGGAAGTCACGAAGATCCTCAAGGCCTCGGGTGACTACGGGACGGACCCGGTCGAGGCGGGCTATTTCGTGTTCGGGCACACGAACCTGGAGCCGGACATCCGCCGGCTGACGGGATTCACCCCGACGGTGGAATACGCCTCGGGCACGCCGTTGCCGTTCGAGGTCGGTAAGTGCCAGCGGTTCCGGTTCATTCTGAGCCCGGAACTGGTCGAACAGCAGGACGCGGGGGCCTCCGTGGGCGGCAGCGGGTTCGTCTCGACCAGCGGGTCGAGCGTGGATGTCTACCCGGTCATCATCATGGCCGAAGATGCTTGGAGCCATGTCGCGGTGCGCGGCATGGACTCGATCAAGCCGACCTTCCTCCCGACCGGCGTGCCGAGCAAGTCCGATCAGTTCGGGCAGCGCGGGTACGTCGGGGCGATGTGGTGGAAGGGGGTTATGCGGGAAAACAACGGCTGGATGGCGGTGGCGTACGTTGCCTCCGTCGCCCTGTCGAACTGACGGTGTGAGAGGGTGGGGCCGGCCTGGGCTGGCTCCATCCTCACACGAAGAGCAGCCACTCAACACGATCTAGCGAAAGGACACGATCATGGATCAGTATTTTGGCACACCTCTCACAAGGTCCAACGAAGCGGCCGGGTCATCGGCGGGGACCACCACCACCGTAACCACGTCCCGCGTTGTTCCGTACACCATCAGGGGGAAAGCCTATCGAGGGTCGGCCCTCACCAATCAGGCGTTTCCCTCGACCGATCACACGACCGGGTCGGCCTTTACGTCGATTGCGGCATCCAAGGCCTGTATGCTCATCTTGGGTCGCAATGCCGCCGGCGACTTGGTGGCCGCGCAAGGGCCGTCCGTGGACCTGGACACGAACAACAACTACCAGTACGCGCCGCAGTTCCCGCCCATCAAGGACACGCTGGCACCGTTCGCCTACGTGGTCTGCAAGAATGGGTCCACGGGATCGGCGTGGACTCCAGGGACGAGCAACTGGACGGCAACGGGGATGACCGCGACGTTCGTGGACATCAACGACGTTCCTGATCGGCCGCAGACCTCGTAATCGGACGGTCGGGAGGAAGGACAACCGGCGGGGTTCGCAAGGACCCCGCCACTTCACCGGGAGGAACCATGACACGCAAGAGTTTTGTCGGGTGGGTGCTGATTATGGCGGTCTTGGCGCTGATGCCGCTCCCGGCCTTAGCGTCCGATGCCGGGGTTCTTGATCTGGTCCTGAATCCGGCTGCGACGATGGGCCTGGCCTTTATGGTGGGAGCCGTCACGCTGGCCAAAAAGCCGCGCAAGGAAGTCCACAGCGGGGACGCCAAGATTTCACAGCCGACCGATGTGGTGACGGACATCGATGAACCATTAGACCTCGATCCTGACGTGATCGTGGTCACGCCCGAGGAACAACGGATGCTCAGGCGCCAATACCATGAACGGCTGAAGTTCAATAATGACTGGCTGACCGTCGTAATCGCCGAGAGCGCGGGCGATGAGAACCTGCCGCAATTCACGGACTACGTGGCCTGCAGTGGACAGGAACCGTTCATGCGACTCAAGGACGGAACGCTGATCCAATCGCATGGGTATTTGCCGCGCGGGGTGGAGATCACCATTCAGCGGAAGTTCATCGAGAACTTGCTGCGGGCCAAGAAGATGAAAGTGTCCCATGATACGACCGAGGACCAACAGAATCGGCTCCGGCGCCAATTCGTCTCCAGCACGCAGATGTCGTTGATCGGGGCCTCACGCGAAGACCAGGAGTGGTTCATGCAGTTGTCGCGAGGGCGGGGGTAACGCATGTCCGTCGTTGCCCCAGCGCACTTTCTCGACATCGTTCAGCGGGCAGCGCGGGAGTGCCGGGTGCCGGGCACTGGACCGTCGGCCGTGACGAGCCAGACCGGGCTGAATCAGCGGCTGGTCATGTGGGCGTCGTCCGCGTGGGTGGAGATCCAGAACCTCCATCGGGACTGGAAATTCCTTCGCCTGTCCGCTTCCTGGACGACCGTGAACGGAACCACCCTCTACACCACCGGGACCGGATCGGGCACGGTCGGCGTGGCGGCCAGTGAGTTCCGTGAGTGGGTCCGTGGCAACTTCCGGTGCTACCTCACAGCTACCGGCACGAGCGATGAGCAGTTCCTAAACTACCGAGATTGGGAGGAGTTTCGGAACATCTGGCTATTCAATGCCAACCGATCCATGCGGACGCGGCCCTATGAGGTCACGATCGACCCGTCCTATTCGGTGGGACTCGGGCCCACGCCGGCCTCCGGCTACACCGTGACCGGGGACTATTACCGGAAAGCCGTGCAATTAGCGGCGGATGCGGATGTGCCGGCCTGCCCGGCGGAGTATTTCATGCTCATCGTCTATGCCGTGATGAAGAAATACGGGGCGAGTGAGCGGAGTCCGGCGATCTACCAGGAGGGAGCTGTGCAATATAACCAGATGTTGCCGCAGATGGAACTACAATGCTTGCCGGATGTGGCCCTGGCGGGAAGTCTCTGCTGATGGACGACGAAGTGATTGTAGTCTGCGGGAGGATGCTCGGCGGAGGCCCCGTGCCTGGGACTGGCCCGATTCGCGAGGTCATCGGGGCGCCCTCGGGCAACGTCTATGCGTTGCGCGATGATGCCGATGGTCAACATGCCGTGATGTGGGTGACAGATGGCGAACATCCGTGGGTGAGGGTGGGCTAATGGATGTGCTGACTGCCAGTGACCGCGTCGTGCTTCGGGCACTAGAGGCCGTGTCGCCGCAGTACGACTACGTCCAGATGAAAGGGGGGTGGGATCAACTGACCCCCATCCTCTCCCTGCCGCCGGGCGTCTTGCGCGATGTCCAGAACTTCGAGGTGGCGCCGACGGGCGGGTACGCCCGGATCAGCGGCTACGAGCGGTACGATGGCCAGACCAAACCCTCGAATGCCGCGTACTCCCTCGTCCAAGTCACGGCGTTTACCAACACTCCCTCTACGGGCCAGACCTTGACGGGACAGACCTCTGGGGCCACGGGCATCATTATTGCCGTATCCACGTCAAGCCTCTACGTTGTGCTGACGCGGATCACCGGCACGTTCACGACATCCGAGGTCGTCAAGGTCGGCTCGACGACCATTGGCACAGCGACGGCTCAAACTGTCAGCCTCACCGCGCTCCAGAACGCCCAATATCTCAATCTTGCGGCAGATGAGTACCGCGCGTTGATCGGGGCCGTCCCTGGCTCCGGCCCGATTCGTGGCGTGGCGCATTGCGTCTTCTCCGGCGTCGATCACATCTACGCCTTCCGCGACAACGCAGGCGGCACGGCGACCGTCATGTATGAATCATCCACCTCGGGATGGACGGCGGTGTCCTTCTTTTACGAGATCAGCTTTACCGCCGGCGGCACGGCGACGGCCCTGGATGGCGATGTCCTCACCCAAGGAGGCGTCACTTCCACCGTCAGGCGAGTAGTTCTTCAATCTGGAGCCTGGTCGGGCACGGCTGCCGGGCGGTTTATTATTAATGCCCCGGCCGGTGGAAACTTCGCCGCTGGCGCAGCGACATCCGTTGGCTCTGGAGCGACCGTCACCATCTCTGGAGTCCAGACCGCGATTACGCTCTCGACCGGGGGGAGGTTTGAGTTTGAGCGGGCCAACTTCGCCGGGACACTGGGCAGCCGGCGGCTGTATTGGGTGGACGGGGTCAACCGCGGCTTCGAGTTTGACGGAACGGTGGCCGTGCCGATCACCACGGGCACATCCACAGACACGCCGAAACATCTTTGCGAGCACAAAAACTTTCTTTTCTTCGCCTTCCAAACCTCCGTTATTCACTCAGGACCAGGCCTGCCCTACAACTGGAGTTCAGCCGGAGGAGCCAGCGAATTACAGGTCGGCGACACTGTGACCGGCCTGAAACGTCAGCCGGGCAATCAAGACACCGCCGCCCTCGAAATCACAGCCCTTGAGAACACGCATATTCTGTACGGCAAGTCGCTGGCCACGTGGAACCTCGTGCCGTTCAAAGAGGGGGTCGGCGCCCAGCATTACAGCGTACAGAACATCGGTCGCACATACGCGATGGATGCCAACGGCCTCATTGATCTTCATGCCGTCCATGAATACGGGAATTTCGAGCAGGCCACACTGACGTGGGGCATTCGCACCTTTATCTCCGATAAACGGTCGCGGGTCGCCTATTCCACCGTCTGTCGCCAGAAAAGCCAGTACCGCATATTTTTCACAGACGGCACAGGACTTTACGTGACGCTGGTGAACGGGAAACTCCTGGGCTCGATGCAGGTGGTCTTTCCAACGGCGGTCTACTGCGCGTACACCGGCCAATTAGCGAACGGCGACGAAGTCATGCTCACCGGCTCGGCTTCCGGCGGGTACGTCTACGAGATGGACAAGGGATCGTCCTTCGACGGGGCAAGCATCGAGGCGTACATCACATTCAACTGGAACTCCATGAAGCAGCCGCGGACGCTGAAAGAGTTTCTCAAGGCCGCCCTGGAGATCCAGGGGAACTTCTACGCCGCGTTCACCTTCGCCTACTCGCTGGCCTACGGGGACTCCACGGAGCAACCCCAGCCTGCGTCCGCCGAGTATGAATCTAACTTAGGCAGTCAAGCCTACTGGGATGGCAGCGGCCTTAACTGGGACGAATTTATTTGGGATGGCCAGACGTTGATTCCATCGGAAGTAGAGCTGGTGGGGTGCGCGGTCAATATGCAGGTCCGTCTGTCGAGTTCCACTGACTATATCTATCCGTTCACGGTCACATCCATGATGACGCGGTGGGCTCAAGCCGCACAACTGAGGTGAGTATGCTGAGCGTGATCAAGCGATCAATCCTGGGAGCGGTCCTGCTGGCCTGCTCCACGATGCCCGCGTGGGCAGCCAATGACTTCTATACGCACGGCTCTTTTCCCGCCACCGGCTCCTCCGCCACCTCCGCCACGATGCGAGCGGAACTCGATTTAATTTCCGCTGGATTCGACAAACTCCCTGCGCTGACGAGCAACGGCAGTAAGGCCGTCGTGGTCAACAGTGGCGGTACGGCACTGACCGTTACGACCGGCACGTTGACCCTCAGCGGCAATCTCAATCTCGCCGCGGCGTTTACGACGAGCGGGGCCTACAGCATCACGCTGACCGCGACAGCAGCCACGAGTATCACCTTACCTACGACAGGCACCCTCGCCACCCTGGCCGGCACTGAGACCCTAACGAACAAGACCTTAACCGCCCCGATCATCAGTACCATCTCGAACACCGGGACGCTCACGCTCCCGACGAGCACGGATACACTGGTAGGCCGTGACACGACAGATACGCTGACCAACAAGACGCTGACTTCGCCCACGATTGCGAAGCTCGCCAACCTCACTTCCAACGGGTTTGTCAAGACCTCGGGCGGTGATGGGACGCTCAGTGTAGATACGTCAACCTACATCACCAACGTCAACAGCGGAACATCCACCAATATCAGTGGGTTGCTCTTAGGTAACGGCTCGACCATCGCCGCCTACGGCGGGTCTTCCTGCTCGAATCAGTTTCCTCGAAGTTTGAGCGCGGCAGGGGCCGCCACGTGCGCGACTGTGAGCTTAACGGCTGATGTGACCGGGGCTCTTCCAGCAGCGAACGGGGGCACCGGGCTGGATACGTCCTCGTCATCCGGGCTGCCTCATCTGTCCTCTGGAACCTGGTCGGTGTCGACGACCCAAACCCCGCGGATAGCTCGCTTGGGTATTGGGGGAGCCACGGTGGGGAGTGCCAATACCGCCGCTTTTTATGGTTCAACGTCCGGCTACTCCCTTTTGCAAGCGCAGGCGACCGCCGGAACAACCACGTTTACACTCCCCACGACGACCGGCACGTTGATTGGAAGTGGCGACTCCGGCACGGTGACGCAAACGATGCACGCGAGTTCGAGTGTCGGCACCGCGCAGTTAAAAACGTCAACCGGGAGTGTGTCTGGCGCGGGAGGGCTGGGGGTCATAGCGAATGATTATTCGTTTGGCCCGTCAATTACAAACGACACCTCGGGGCTTCAGACGGTGAATACCTACGGTCCGTTAGCCGATCCCGGCAACACGGTCATGCGCTTCTCGATCAATGCGGCGGTGGGAACCACCACAGTCCGGTGGCGGTATGTAAACTCGACCGACAACCCCACGATTTGGTTGGGATGGAAAGGTCCAGCCAACTCGAAGCCCGATTGTGTTTGGGTCTCGGACGACCCCCTCCCCGGCAATTTGTCCGGCTGCGCCTACCCGTCAGGAACGACGGTGCAAGTCGCGCTGGATGACCTCGATGTGCGTACGGCCCATTCGGCGGCCGTGCGTGCCGCGCGAGACTGGATTGCCGCCAAGGGATACCGCAACGATGCAGCACGCATGAAATATCGCACTTTGCAACAGTGGGCCAAAGATGAGGCCCCGTCGGTCTGGATACTGAAGCATTGCACGTACACCGAGCCGATCTTGGCCTGTAGCGCACCGTAAGCGGTGCTTGCTCAATGCTGACCTTATGGCAGATGTACGAGATTGTGTTGCTGGCCATCACGATTTGGCGGGAGGCCCGAGGGGAATCCCGCGAGGCGAAGATCGCGGTCGGCTGTTCGGTGCGGAACCGGGTGCAGAACCCGAAATGGTGGGGCACGGACTATATCTCCTGCCTCACGAAGAAGTGGCAGTATTCGTCGATGACCGACCCGAAAGACCGGCAACTGACAACGTGGCCGGCGGCAACGGACGATGTGTTCGAGGAGTGCTTGGGGATTGCCGAGGGCGTGATCTCCGGGCGGTTGGTCAGTCCGGCAACACCGGGAGCCGACAGCTATTATGACCTCAGCATTCCGCCGCCTAAATGGGCCGCAGAGGACAAGCGGGTGGGGCAGGTCGGCCGGCTGATCTTTTATAACTTAGATCAGGACTACGAGGCGATGCCGACAGCAGAAGGAGTGGCGCGATGACTGCCGACGATATGCTCACGCTCTCTAAGTTGCTCGATGAGAAGCTGAAACCTATGGCCGAGAAGGTGGACGCGCACGATCGAGACATCCGCGCCTTTAAGGCCGTCCTGGGGGCGCTCATCTGGCTCGGTGGAGCCATTTTGGCAGTCACGGCCGTTGTGCAGGGCTGGGTGTCTCACAAGTAGGAGGGACTATGAGCATTATCCGCTATTGGGCGCTCCGGTTCGGCAACTCCTTCATTCAGCGCACGCTCGCCAACCCAACCACGACGTTCGGCGTCGGGACCGTCGGAGGGATCGTGGCCACCGTCGTGGCGGCGTTTGCCGCCCAGGGGTGCCACCTTTCCACGATCAACTATGTGGAGATTTTCGCCGCCGTCCAAGCAGGCGGGGCGCTCCTGACTGATGGCAACAAGGCGCTGGTGCATCATGCGGATGGGCAGGTCTCCACGGTCCCGGTCGATCCCGGTATCGGGGATGAGCGGCACACCCGGCAGGGAGGCAACTCGTTCTGATATGCGCGACCTCTTACTCGGTGGATTGATCGGCTTACTCGCCTCACTCATCTCGCTCTGGTGGGCGCTGGAGCAGTATGTGTTGGTGTCTGCCTCGCTGATCAGGCACGGGTGACATGATGCTCGCGTTACTCCTGGAACTCCTGACGGTCTTACTCCCGTTCTTAAAGGACGGGACGAACGAACTTGGGAAAATGGTGGTGGCGGTCCTGCGTCGGCACCGGGAGACGCTGGATGCCGTAGCGCCCGGACTCATGACGGAGATTGATGATGCGTATGCGAGCCATGATCCTGGCCGGATTAGTCAGTTACGTGCTCGGTTGTACCAGCTCGCCGGAGCTGATCCTGCAATCGAGCCAGGTGGTGACATCCGGTACGAGGACCGACCACTTCCGCGTCAACCGGCATAACCTGAAGGCGCAGCGGATTCGCTGCAACGTGCCGGTGGCGTCCGATGACGACCCGGTGTACGCGACCGATGACCCCGATGTCTACGAGGTGTCGAAGGGGCTCTTGGCGAAAATCGACCGCGGGTGCGCCAAGCGGTATCTGGACAGGCCGAAATGAAACGAGCGTGGACCATTGCCATCTTGCTAGTGCTGGCCGGCCAGCTTGCCGGACTCGCCGGGGAGCCGATGCGATTCCGCTGGTGTGAGTTGGGAGAGGTTGGTGATTGGGGTCCATTTAATTGGGGGAATGGGGCCATGTTGGCCCTGACAAGGCAAACCGAGTCTCTGTCATTTAACGACATTCTTTGCGTCGTCCCGCCGGACGCCAAAATCATGGTGCTCTCGGATCGCGCCACGCCGACCGGCGCCGTCGCCGACCCTGTGACCTGCCGCGTGCAGGGGTACATATATGTCATGCCGGGAGTGCCGCCCGACTTCACGAAGGCCGATTCCTGCATGGGGGTCCGGTGGCGGATAGACATAGAGAACCATGCCCTCATTTTCTGGTCCCCGATGTCGATGGTCACGATTCCCCTCCCGGAGCGAACAGACGGGCAGATGATGTTGCAATACCAGTGGCGGAAGGGGACTGCGCAGATCGGCGGGCGAACGCAGGCTGTCCATGTGGAGGAGTATTCAGGCCGTGGATAACGGTCACTCACGATACGACGAGACGTGCCGCCGGTGCGGACATTGGATGTTCCGCTGGTGGGTGCTGGGGTGCCCGAACGCCTATCTCTGTATCATGTGCGGGGAAATGTGGGATGAGGAGATCGCCCTCAACCGCCTGCTCCAGCGGTGCGGCTGTTGCACCCCAGGGATGTTTGTGTTGGGACGCCGAGCCTTACGCAAAGTCCGTATCGCGCACGACCTACAGTGCGTAGCCTGATGGAGACCTAACGTGCCAGACCAAAATGGAAATCCCTTACCCGGTGAGTCGGGCTACCAACAGCCCGGATTGATCAACACCATACCGGTCGGAACCGGACCCGTAACGCTCTATACGCCAGCCACGGCCACGGCGAAGCCAGCCACGGCGAGTGACGCCTTCGCAAAGGAAGCTACCGCGAGGGAAGCAAAGGCGGTGGGGTATGAGCCGGCTGCGTTCGAGGTCAAGCCGGAGCAGACGGTCCAGGAACAAATCCGTCGAGTGATCGGGGAGAACTCACCGCTGCTCCAACAGGCAGAAGCGCGAGCGAGGCAGTTGGTTAATGAGCGTGGGCTCCTGAACTCCAGTATCGCCGTTGGGGAGGGCCAAAAAGCTCTGTACGATATTGCCCTGCCGATCGCGTCGGCTGATGCTCAGACCTATGAGCGGGCCGGGACCAACACCACCAATGCGCTCTTGGCTAGTCGGGCATTCAAAGCCGGGGCAGAAAATACGGCCTCACAGGCCAATGCGGCTCTAGGAACCGATGTCTCGAAGTTTAATGCCGGCCTAGGAACCGATGTCTCGAAGTTTAATGCCGGCCTGATGACTGATATCTCAAAGGCCAATGCGGCCCTAGGAACCGATGTCGCCAAGGCCAACGCGGCCGCTAGGAACGCGGCTCTCGCCCAAGGAGCCGATGCCGCTCTTCGGCAAGTCCTCCAGACAGCGGATAACGACACTAAGACGCTCCTGCAATCCATGTCCGATAAGGCGGCGCTGACCAGAACCCAGTTCACCGCCGATACGCAGTTAAAGATCGCACAAATCGACCAAGAGACCAAGAAATATCTTGGCCAACTCGACGCCAATAACCGGCAGTTGATTCAGACGAACGCGAGTTTGGCAAATATGTACCAGGAGACGGTCAAGAACATTGCCTCCATCGCCGCCAGTCAGACGATGACCCCGGAAGCGAAACGGGCTGCAACAGACTCCCAGTTGAATCTATTAAACGAAGGACTCAGAGCCGCTACCGCTGTGGCTACCGCAGACCGCACGGCGATCAGCCGGTTGAACTTGGGCCAATACTTTCTTGCCGCTGCCAGTGACTCTGTCGCCGCAGGCAGCTCGGGGGCCGCCACGGGCAGCTCGGGGGCCGCCGCAGGCAGCTCGGGGGCCGCCACGGGCAGCTCGGCAGGACAACCCGATCTGTGGGGATATATCGTGCGCGACGAAGAGATGATCGGCGGCGGAACCCATACGGTTGCCCGGAAACCAGATGATCTCGATGTCGTGTGGACCTCGACGGAAGGTTGGCGACCAGGATACGGACCATCCTGAGTTTTTTTATAGCCCATGATCGCAGCGACCACGAACTTGACGGTAAGACCGCTGGCAGTGAATGAAGTGGCGCGATGTGTGCCGTTTGGCCATGCGTTCTACGAGGAATTGCGTCTTCCTGATGCGTTCTCGCCATCTGACTTTATCGAGGCCTGGACCACGATGCTGTGCGTCCAAGATGCCGTCATTCTTGGGCTCTGGGACGGCGACACGCTGGTCGGCGGATTGGGCGCGGTGGTTTCGCCAAACATCAATTCCGGGGTCAGGCTGGGGGCCGATTATTTCTGGTATGTGCAACCGGCGTATCGCGCCGGGTCTGGAGCGTTGCGACTCTTCCGGGCGTTCATGGCGTGGGCGCGGGAGCATGGGGCGAAACGGTGTCGCATGATTCTCAGCGAGACGGACCCGCGCGTAGAGCAGCTCACGAGTCTCTATAAGAGACTAGGCGGCGTGCGTTGCGAATCTACGTGGGAGTTTCCGCTGTAGGAGGACATCATGGGAGTCGTCTCAGCCATTGTGATCACGTCGATTGCCCTGACAGTGGCAGGGAAAGTGACCAGAACAGAGGAACTAGAATACGCCGGACTCGCCAGCGGCGTGGTCGGCGGCGGCCTGGCGGCAGGGGGGGCTTTTGGTGCGCTCCCGGGCATTGGGGCAGAGATGGG